GTAATTCCAGTTATTGTATTCTCATATTCAAGACCAATTTCATACGATACAACCCCTGCATTCTTTGCTTTAAGAACAATTACATTTTGTTGTGACTCATTAACACTTGCTGTTACTGGTAATATTGATTTTTTATTAATCTCGTTTACCACCTTTTGTGCGATAACATTTTGTGAATCATCTTTTGATATATTAACGTCAACTCTTTCATTGCCGATATAAAACACAATCACGCCAGAAACATTAGCACTTCCAGTAATAGTTATTGTTCTTTCAGCTTTACTTGAACCATTTACATCATCAAGGGCAACACATGTAAGATCCACATAAGGGTTTGCAATTATTGCAGCCCTTGCCATAAGATGCAGCATAGAGCCAAAACCAAAATATTTACCAGCCTGAACATCAGAGAAAATTTGAACAGGTAAGAGAGCAGGGTGAGCCCCTGAAGATGTTTTTTGGCCTATCAATAACAATCTTTGTTTGTTATTTGGCAGTGTCCTTACTGCGAGCTTAGTATTAAATTCAAAATATTTACCCGGTTTTCTTATACTTGAAGGTATCTCTTCGAAAGTTATATTATTTAACATTTTTCAATTCCTCCTTCTCCTTTTTTGTATACAAAACAAGAGAGCCTTCAAACAAAAGTCTCTGGTAATACATTGTGTTTGGCACTTCAACTGGTGTGTTGTCATAGATATATTCTCTTGGATTATGTTCCATTGGGCATTTAGTACCTTTTTTTGCTATAACCTTCATATTAACCTCCATTTATCCTTAGATTTATGATATCATTTGCTTGTTTCCTATCTTGCGGCTGTAAAAAATATTCAAGACCAATCCTAAGCAAATCATCATATGTCTCATAACTTTTTACATCTAAGACATATGAGGTTTCTAATGATAACCTATATACAATTATTTTTTGATTTGCCATCTCTTCATTTGTTATATTTTCAAACTCAAGTATCCTCAATGGTTCAATTTCAAGCCCCAGATTATTATCTAAAAGAAGTCCAGATATACCATCAATAAGTGCATATATACCCATTCTTCTATCAGCTTCAGTTCTTAAATTTTTGCTAAAGACATATAACGCAATTTTCAAAACCACCTTATACTTTTCATTAGCGATTCTCGTAAACCTTCCCGATTCAACATTCACAGTAATATAGGGGAAGTTTGGAATTTCCAACCCCTTGCCAAAACTTACATCATTCACATTTATTGATTTTTCTTTAAGTAGGGAAACTAAGCTTTTTTCTATCTCAAAAATCATATAATCCCTCGAGAAAAAGCTCTCTTTCCTTTTGTCTTCTCAAAACAAGCCCTTTTAATCTTTTACCACCTACATAAACCCATCTTAAAAACTCATCTCCCGCCTCTAAATACTCACCATTAAGAATCTTTCTTCTAAGAGTTGATGCCCGAAAGCTATAAAGACCACAATTATATGCAAAAGAAGTAATCGCATCCATTGAGTAATCATTAAGTTTAACACCCTTTAAAAGCCCTTTAACGCCTTTTTCAAACTTCATTAAATCCCCTATTAAAAGCTCCTCTGCCTCCTCTTTAGTTATCCCCTTTGCAAATCTCTCCCTTTCCTCAGGGGTAACCACATGTCCATAGCCGATAGTAGGATAACCTGCGGGGCAGAGATATGGCTTAGGACTAAACCCTTCAAAACGTTTTACAAGCTCTAACCCTTTTTCAGTCATTCTCACCCCTCACCATTCACCATTCACCCCTCACCCTCATCACCTTCTGGCAAATGTCCTACTAAACGCCCTTCCACCAAACCAAAACATAACAACCGCAGATACAAACTCGTTATCCATATCAGTCCATACCAAAGAAATAGCAGACAAAGACCCACCTGCCATCTTCCAGCCCGCATACTTAACCATAAGCCAGCAAGCAATAACGATATAAGTAAGAGTAGGTCTAACTGTTGTGTTATAAAATGTGCCAACTACCTGTAGCAAATCAGCCCATTTATAACCTGTTAACTTAACTTTTGGCTCTGCGTAACTATAAATAGCTTTATCAAGCTCAAGTGTTGCAAGAGCCCTTGCCTCTTCGATGCGAGCCTCAATCATTTCACGCTGATACCTCATCTGAAGCTCAAGCATCTCTTTTTCATGCTTCTTATCCCTGTGATCCCGATACAATTTAAACACCTCAGGGATGATACTACCAACAAGACCTATAAGGGCACCTAAAATCATATTATCTAACCCCCATTTTTTCAGCCTCTCTGACCCGTTTAAACGCTTTCAATTTTAATTTTTATCCCCTAACCTATATAAAGGTATACCTAAGCAAGAAAAAATGGCTTAAAAAGCCTTTAAATGCGTTTTACTAAAAATCTTATCTTCTTCTGTTTTATTTGACTTGTAGTATCCTTCTCCAGTTTCTTGGTTAGATTCTATGCCAAGTCTAATAATTCCCTTTTGTATCTGTTCAAGTAGTTTAATAGCGTTCTTATGCCTGTTTACCATAGTCTCTGGCATATCTAATTCAAACCTTCTTGCATACAGATAAAAAATAGCAAGGTCAACCGCAAGATGCTTCATCAAAGCTGGGACATTTGTAAGGGGAAGTGGATACCTTCCCCTTAGGTAGCCGTCTATTAGCTGTTTTGCGTATGCTATTGCATTATTTACCTTTTCCATATCCACCTGTCCGATACCACCATCATCGGTAAGCTGTATGAGATTATCCTCTGGAATAGCTTGTTTTAAATCATCCAGTGTGCAATAAGACATTTACACCTCATTTTTTCTTTTTTGATTCTTTTTCAACCTTTACAGTTTCTTTATTTTCTGTTTCCATAGCTTTGTCATTTTTTTTAGTCTCAAGCTCACGCCTCAGTCTGTTATATGCTGTCAAGCCCATAATGAGCCTCCTACTGGGTTATGAGCTTTACCACTGGAAGTGGGTCATATTCAAAAAGAGAGACTGCAAAGATCGTATTTGCTCTTATTGTTGTTACATCCCTTAGGATGTCCACATCCTTTTCTACCTCAAACTCTCTCTTATACCAAAGTCCTAAAGCCTCTCTTTTAACCAGTAAATTAATGTAAGTAGGTGGTGTCCCAGAAACTTGAGTAATAAACCTGCTTATCACAACAGGCATTCCGTATATTGTTCCTATTGCACCCTTAATGATTACATCAGAACTTACCTGCGTTAATGTTTTAAACTCACTTAACTTCATAAGGTCTGTGGCAACTTTGTCATGAAGAATAAGCACCACATCTTCTTGTGAGTCCCTAAATAGTGCTTTCGCATCAAGTATTGCGTCGAGAGTTATAGTGGTATTTACAGTATGCGAAAGTGTAGTGGTTTCAGCCTCTGCAATCAATGCCTTATCAAGTGCAAGCGCTGCATACCTTGCAAACTGAGTCCCTAACTCCTTGATAGGGTCTGAATATGCTGAAAGCAAAGCTTCCTGTGATATATCAACAGCCTTAGAAAATTTCTTAATCTCGACTGTCTTTGAGCTTGAAGTCAAGTTTACTGGTGTTATAGCAACTCCTTCTTGTGCCTCTTCAAACTCACCAACCGCACCCCATTTTGGGATCTTAACCTTATCACCTGGCTTACCGTCAAGATTATCCAAAACAACTACCCTGTCAGTTCCAGCCAGTGCAAGCTGTCCCGGGATCTGTGCGGAGATCATTGCACTTAAAACCTCTGGAATAATTATGTCTTGTCTTTTTGTAACTGCCATTTTTTACCTCCTCAAATTATTTATAATTTCTGAAAACTCTTGTGGATTGTTTTTATACAACTCTGCGAGTTCCCAACCAGACATGTCTTTTATGTCTTTTTTCTTTTCCTTGCCCTCTACTGCCTTATCCTTTGTCGCAACCTCAGAAAACTCAACCTGTCTGGGGAGTCCTTTTAGGAAATTTTTGAATTTTTCAACTGGTATGCCTTTCCCCTCAGAGAATTCATACTCACCACTGCTACTTAATATCTCCATAAAATCCATAACAAGAGACTTCATTGCAGGAGTCAGCCTACCTTCATTAATCAATTCCTCACAAAAAGAGTCATAATCTTGTTTTCTTTTTTCAGCTTCAATCTTTCTTATTTGTTCTTCAGCCTTCAGTCTTATTTCTTCAGCTTCTTTTAGCTTTTCAGCATACTCGGCAAGTTCTCTCTCTTTTTCCTCAAGCTTTTTTTCAAGCTCTTTTAACTTTTCTTCCATGTTTTCTGCCTCCTCTTGCATATTTATTTCTGCCCATTTTTTAGCAGTCTCTGGGAGACAGTCCTCCCAGCCAAACTTTCTTACGATTTTTATGATATTACGCCTCACCTCATCGGGATTGTCCGCATGTCCTGCCAATCTCCATGCGTCTGCTACATCTTCACAACTTGCAATAGGAAATGTTTTATCTGGTCCTGCGAACTCTCCTTTTATTTCTCCCTTTGCAAGTTTTTCCCTTTCCTCAGCCGTCCATTCCCTGAATTGATACTCTATAAACTCACCTTCTGAAAACTCAGGTGCCTTAAGCCCTTTAACTGCAGGTGGCACAGCACCCAAAAACCCTATATGTCTTAATGTGAGATCTGGATATAAGCTTATTGAGACCTTTTTATATAAGCCCTGTTTTACCCAATCTATAAACTCATGAACCGTTGGTTTTATCTTTGCCCAAAGGCTACTACCACGTCTTTCGAGCCTCTCAACCCAGCCGTAAGCTGGTGTATTATCCTTAGGATGTCCAATAACTACTGGTGCTTCATGCTCTTTTTGCTCGTTGTATTTACGCACAATCTCGTCAAGATCATTCTTAGTCCATGTTCTTGTATTTCCTGCTGAATCTGTCCATGTGCCAGCTTTAAAAATCTCTATAATCATAGAACCTCCCTTTTGGGATCTTTGTTGAAATATATCAATATTTTTTTAAACATTTCTACTGAACTATTCAGTAGAAATATATATTGTTATTAAAGTATTTTGTTATCTATATGCTCAGTGATTTTGGATTCCTGTTAGAGTTAATTAAAGCAGTTGGTTTTCCTGCGGTCATATTTATTATCTGGTAT